CATTATAATTGATAAAATGAATAAACTATTTATTACTGCCGATTTTTGACACTTAAAATGAATAAAATATTCATTCGCGTTTCAAAGCTAAACGATGCAGACCGTCAATAATTTGACGGTATAAATATCCATAATGGGGGTTATGCGGACTGGTCTATTCCTCATTCAATTTCCCAATATAAAAATTGTTCAGTTGGTCAAAAAGACCCCTACCCGGCTTTTTTATATATATAATATATAGTCTTCCGTATCCTCAATCCCCACCCCCAGATTCCCCTTGACATCTAAGCAATTTTACTTTACCTTATATTTTTTTGAGATTATTCCAATGACCACCCTAGTTTTTTTTATATTTTTCACTCTAATGCTGGTTGGCTTTTCCATGTACGTTACCGTAGGAACTTATTTGGATAACAAAAGTAGAGAAGTTGATAATTGCAATGACTGTTTTGAGGTTTTAACCGGCGATGACAGGAAGATTGGTTTATGTCCGTGGTGTGCTTATATCACGGCTCAGGAGTATAAGGATGGATGGTATGACGAATAGCTACTGCCTGGACTGCCACACTCTACTCAGCGATGCAGATGCTTTTCATATGGATTTATGTCCGGAGTGTCGAATAATGACCGAAGAGGAAGAAGAGGATGGCTGGTGCGATGACTGGTCATTGACGCAGAAGAAATTTTAGTTTACCATATATTTAACCGGTTCCGAGAGGACGCAAGCAAGCTCCCAAATCCCGGGATAGACTTGGTTATGCCAAGTACTGCGGAGGACTGGGCGCCTTTATTTTTTTAGGAGAATTTACATGGGAAGTGTGGTTGCTTGTGATATATGCCAGACCGTTAACTTTGAGCCCCCCAAATCCAATATTTTTGGGGGAAATATGTTATTAACTGTTTTTGATGGGGATTGCCACCCCCAAAACCAGTATAGTGATTGTGATATTTGCAAAAGTTGCCTAAAAAAATTAAGGATGACATGTTATCGCATTCGCAAAAAAAACCAGTTAGAAACGCGTCCTTTTGACAAGATTTTCAAAGGTAAGCTTTGATTTTAGGAGGCAAAATGTCTATTGCATGGTGTAAGACAGTTGTTTGATGACTGGGAACCAAGGACTGCCCTACCATATAATTTTTAGGAAAAATTCATGCAGGAATTAGTAGATTGTTTGATAGCTGGAAATAAAGGACGGGACTACTACAAATCGTTGGTACTGACACTTGACGCTGATATCGTATTACTATACGGTATTGCAACTCGAAATGCTAAAAAAAAGAATTGGTTTTATGATATAAAGGAGTGTATTGAATTCGCAAACAGATATTTCAAAGCCCTCGAACTGCCTGAGGACGTAGTTACATCGATAGAAAATAAGTACTTAAAAGAAGAGTTAAAAGGAATGAAAGGAATATTTGAAGCCGAACAGTCCCGATGCGATATGCTGACAAAAGAAAATAAAGAATTAGAACAATTAAATAGGAAGATCATTAAAGATTTAAATTGCGCGTTGGTCAGAGAAAACAATTGTATAAACCAAATAGGAGATATGCGTGCTGAATTTATTGATATGAAGAAACAACGAGATATATGCCAGCAGAACGTACCTGATTTGTGGGAGGCAATAATTAATTGGAGGAAAGAATATTGGGAAAAAGATGCGGAATGCCGGAGTTTGGTAAGGGATATTGAGCGTATAAATTTTCTTAGGAAAAATTCATGACATTTTCATCCATCCCATCTCTGTTAGGTTTTAAATTAATGCTACGGGCAGCCCAGAGACGCCGAGGGACATACTTATATGTTTTCCCCTCCATATGGTTGGCGAAAGAATTAGTTTGGAAACACGTTAACTTCTTAGCTTGGAACTACACGGATTCCGTGCTAAAAATTAATCATACAAATATGACCGTTTATTTGGAAAACGGTTCGAAAATTAGTATATTGAATTTTAATAATAGCGCGTCCCTACTTGGTCAGAATCCTACGGGAGTAATTATTTTTGGGTCTTTATTTGCAGGCATCGCGACTGATCTTATCCTTCCAGTAAGGATTAATAAGGGATGGATAATTTTTGAAGACAGTTTGTCGATGAGAATTAAAACCTTTTAGGAGAAATTTATATGAAAGCAACCCCTCCCGAAAGGTTTCCGAATTTAAACCTAAAAGATGCATATGCTGGTCTTTGTGAGCTTGGTGGATGTGAAGAACCAGTTCATACCATCACTTATAACGAGATTTGGTTGTTATGTAATCCCCACTCGGGGACTTGGATAGTTTTCGATGACTCATTGAAAGGAAAATAGTATTTAAGGAAAAATAATGTCTATTGCATGGAGTAAAACAGTTGTAACAAGAAAAGATCGGCCTTGTTATGGCTGTTGCGAGACTATCAAAAAAGGGGTAATTAATGCAATATTGTGATATCTGCTATAGCGATATTTTGATAAGTGATCTTAGTTTTAATGGTTTGACCATTAACTTATGCCTCAATTGTAGACGTAAAAAAAAAGAAGCTATTTGGAAGGTCATGACAGAGAGTTTTTTAATAGAGGGGCCGAAGTTGAGTAATGGTGATATGCCCCACGTGGTTATGATTGATATGCGCGAGGAAACCCTTAAATATTTGCGTGACCATTAGTCCTGTAAATTAAGCTTGACACTTCTATGTTTTAGGATATAATCCCTTGTGTCGTGTGGTCACCAGTTTCATGCCTGGTCCTTGATGGAGAAAGGTTCTTCCACTTTTTTTCGTTTGACCATGCGACATTTATAATTGTGAGAAACTAAAATGAAGGAAAAAAAAATATGTTTAATACAGGAAATCCGTGTGGAACAGTGGGTTGCACGAACGACACGCAGGCATATGACATTGATTTGCAGATGAATCGTTGCAGAGAATGCGCCGCGAAGGACGAAGCTGAAATAATGTGCAAAGATAAAAATTGCGATTCTTTCACTGTAGAGAATACTTATTATTGCGATGCTCATCTTAAGTTAGAAAAAGAAGAATTGCTTGCAGAATGCGCTAGCTCCCCCTATGGAAGATGCATAGGGAATCCAGAGAGATATTCTAATTACGATTTACTTAAGATGCTGAATTACCCCGTCGACGGAAAAGGGAAGGCTCGTTGTTCCACAAAGGGCTGTGGCGAACTTGGATATCGGCACGATAAGGAATGGCTATGCAAAGAATGCAGTAATATAACCGATGGTGTCAACCATCCCCCCCACTACACCACCGGCAAAATAGAAACGATAGATGTTATTACCGATTGGAATTTGAATTATTGTGAGGGAAATGTTATTAAATATTTATCGCGGTATAAACATAAAGGAACCCCCTTGAGAGATTTGAAAAAGGCCGAGTGGTATTTGAAAAGGTTGATTAAACAAAATGAAGAATGAATATGAGAAGACGTGCTAAGCATGGAGCGCATCATGGGCGGGTTAACCATGCTGCTCCCGAAATTGAATATAATCCTGATTACCATCCAGCGCGTGTCTTTGAGTTATGGCAAGAGGGTCTTTGTAATATTCCTTCTATCTGTGTTGAATTGGGTATTATGGAAAGTACTCTTCCGAAGTGGATAAAACAATATCCAAAATTTGAAGAACAATATTATTTAGGTCGCGTGCATGGAAAAGCCGCCTGGTTAAAGTATGGAACCGAGCACCTAAATGTTAAATATTTTCAATACAAGACCTATGAACAACTCTTAGGGCATTCTTTTCCAGAGTTAAAAGAGCGGCGCCCCGTAGGAATTAAGAATCTTAGGCGAGCCAAAACATTGGAACAAAAGATTCAGGTCATGGCGGAGTTAATAGAAGAAGGTCAGCATAGTCCAGAAGAAATAACCTTTCTTTGCAATACGGTAAGCAAACTGGCGGAAATGGGAACCTATCAACAGATATATGATCAAGTGGCAGCGGTTGAAGAGAAAAATAAAATTTTAATAGCTAATAAAGGCGCCGTTATTGAGGGGGATGTTTATCAGGAAAAGATTTTGACGATAAAAACTGAAAAGGATAAATGATGAATGAATTAGAAATGTGGGAAAAGGTGCAAGAAGAATTGCAAATTTTTAGTCTGAAATCTCCCTCAATAACGGCGGAGGTTCGGTGGACGGTTAAAAAGTGGTTTGTCGTGGAAATTTATATAATTGACGGGAGTTCGACAGCTGCGGCATCTCCTCAACTACGTTGGAAATTTACCGGACTGCTGTCAAATATACTGCGTCATATAGAGGTTTTAAATGATTCCTCATAAACTTAACCGCCAAGCGAAAAAAATTTATGATGAGATGTTTCACCCATCGCGCATGAAATTACTTATTTATGATGATGAGTTGTCTTATGACAAATGGTTAGAGCGCGAGCAGATTAAATGTGGCGTCGATTTTTCTTATTTATTTGTATTGAAATTAAAAGAGTCAATATGAAGTGGCGTAAATTTGATTCAAATAAAAATGGAATGCAAAAACTACCTCCTATCAAGCGGTGGGTTTTATTAAAATTAGAAGGAAGTTTTGGGATTCGCGGGGCTATAATAGTAGGATATAGAAAGAACCATGCGGGTTGCAACGATGAGCCGTATTTTGCTACTCCTGGAGGGGGGGCTCTAGGACAAGTAACCCACTGGGCTGATTGCCTTGGAAACCAATTTGAATGGCTACCGGACGACAGAGATGACTAAGCCCTATTGGATAGTTTTCATGCAAAATGAGAAATGGTGGGGTCATTTATTGAAAAAAGGGTTTTCTCATGTCTGTGTGATTTTTAAAGATGATTACGGATTTTGGATGCTCTTTAACCCAACCGACCAAAAATTGAAGATTGAACTCGTTCCTTTCACCGAAAAAGACCAAAATTCACAAGATTATCCCAGAACATTGCGAAAAAGCGGCTATCACGTCATTAAAATAGAAAAAATTGAAGAAATTCATAGGTTTTCTAAAATAAGGGGGTATCATATCAAGTTGGGGCTATGTTTTAATTGTGTTACTCTGTGCAGATATTTTATGTCGATTGGCGTGCGTCGTATTACGCCTTATGGTTTTTATAAAGAATTGGTGCGATTAGGTCAAACTAAAAACTATAAAGAGCGTTATCAGCAGGGTATTAGTAGTATTCAGGTGTTTTCATGAAAATACGACGTTCTAAAGAATCAATTGAAACATTTCGGGCTAAACTATTGTTGGCTGCCCGCGGTTATTCTGCCAGAAAACGTGCAACACGATGGTTAGATATAATAGGTTTTGTAGCATTAAGTGTTGCCACAATTGGAATGATTGCGGTATGGATGCGTATTTTATTTTGAGGAATAAATATGGGTGGCTCTAGCGGACCAAGCGGTCCTTCTGACGAACAAGAACAACAGTTAGCGCAGCAAAAAGCTGCACTGCGAAAGAAACAACAAAAAATTGCTAATAAACAAGTCGCAGACCTGCGCGCTGCGTCCTCAGAAGGTAATTTATTACAACCCGCACGTCCTACCTTATTAACACCCCCCCCGCCTTCTGCGCCCACTAAGCCTGTTAAACCCCTCGGTGGTCTTTTCTAATGGCTAAAGTTACTTTAAAAAAAAATAAAGTCCAACTATTGCGAAGCCGGTTTGAAAAGGCTGATAATGAACGCCAAAACTGGCTGCATATTTGGGAAAAAGCTTATAAGTTTGCTCTTCCTCAGTTGTCCATGGGAGGCGCACCTGATTTTAGTATTAATACACCAGGCGAAGACCTCAATATCCATATTTATGATACCACACTAGCGCGCGCTACCAATGTGTTTTCTTCCAAAATATTTAATGGATTGACGCCCATTGGCCAAAAGTGGGTTAATTTAGAAGTGGGCGATGAATTAAAAAGAAAAGGAGGCGATTTAAAAGATATCACGGTAGAGCTTCAAGCGGTTAATGACACGATTTTTCAATTTATTAACGCGTCTAATTTTTATGAAGAAATGGGAAGTGCTTATGAGAACTTTGCCATTGGCACTATGGCACTTTTAGTTAATTTTAATCCTAACAATCGCGGACGTCCTTTTATATTTGAATCGGTGAACCCTCAAATATTAGCACTAGAGATTTCAGCTCGCAATCGACCTGAAAATGTATGGCGTTCATTTGATAAAATTAAAGTGGCAGATATTCAGTTTAAATGGCCAACGATTAAATTAACCTCAAAACTAAAACAATTATTGCGAAATGATCCTCTGGCTACCACCAAGGTAATAGAAGGTACGGTTTATCAAAATGACAAAAATAATTTTTTACATGTTATCTTTGGGGATGAAGAAAATGATGTATTGTTAGCCGAGGAAAATGAAAGCACCCCCTGGATTATTACGCGTTTTAGCACGCGTCCCAATGAAGCCTTTGGCAGGGGTCGCGTATTAACGGCCTTACATGCTGCTATTACACTTAATACCATGGTTCTTTTTGTATTACAACAAGCTCAAATTCAATTAGCCCCTCCTTTTATCAGCACCTTTGATAGTATGATCAATCCCCATACTTTTCGGTTTGGTCCTAACAAAATAATTCCGGTTAAAAGTTTAGAAGCGTTAAAAAAATTAGATGTCGCTGGCGACTTACAGGCTGCTCGTTTTAATATGCAAATGCTTCAACAACAAATTGAATCTATTATGCTGACCAATCCCATGGGCGCGATTAATGCACCGGCTAAAACGGCCACTGAGATTAGCGGTCGAATTAATGAAACGGTTGAAGAATTAGCGCCGACAGTAGGAAGATTTACCGCTGAATTTTATCATGCGCTTTTTGAACGGTTGCTCTTTTTATCAAATAGCGAAGGATTGATTTCATTTAAAACCACCAAAGGGCTCACCATTAGAAAAAATGAAATTCAATTGCAATACAGCGCCCCGCTCATTCGTGGTCAAGATTTTAAAGACCTACAAGCTTATACTCAATTTACGCGCGCTATGCAGGAATTCTTTGGGCCTCAATTGGCCCCAGCTACGGTTAATGAAACGTTTATACCTGAATATATTGCCAACCTTCTTCATTTCCCTGCTCGATTGGTCAAATCACCAGCGGAATTAATTAAGGTAATAGAAGCCGCGCAGCAACAGCAACAACAAGCACAGCAGCAACAAAATCCCTCCCCTCAGCAGCAAGCGTCAGGGTCACTCTTAAATGCTTTTAGTGACGCGCAGGATATTGGAAGTACGCAAACCCCAACGGGAGTTTAAGATTGGAACAACAAATGAGATCGTTCGAGATATTACTAAAAGAACAATTTAAACAACAAAAACTAATAGAAGAAAAATTTCAGCAATTTCAAATTGTAGCAACATCAGTTTTTAGTTCAAAAACTTCAAAAGAATTTTTAAAAATGTTAGAAGATTTATTTATTAAAAAACCGGTCTATGAAGGAAGCGAATCGATGGCGGCTTTCCGCGAAGGCCAGAATGATTTAGTTAGAAAATTGATAGAATGGTCTACCCCTTCACAAACTTTGGAGAAATAAATATGAGTGAAGAAACACCTACCCAGGAAGTTTCAACAGATGCGCCCGTTACTAATGATTTATTAGCGCCTGCTCCGGTGGCAGACAATGCTGATGCACAATCAGTGTCATCCTGGCATGTGACTGAGAAAATTAAAGGTGAAGGAGAAATACCTGAATGGTTTAATGCAGAGAAATATGCCAATGTCACAGAACAAGCGAAGGCTTACTCTGAGCTTGTGAAAGTTAAACCTCTTGAAAATGCACCCGAAAAATATGAATTGAAAGGATTAGCCACTGATACAGCATTAGATGTTGATTCTCCTTTCTTTCAGGAGTGGATGGAGATGGAAAAAACCTCTAAAACCTCTCAAGAGCAATTTAATAAACGGGTAGAATTTTTTGATCGATATTTGAAAAGTATGCGTCCCGACAGAACCATTGAAATGCAAAAATTAGGAGGCGGTGAAATAGCCACTAATAAACTGGCTGGATAATCA